CTTGACGCGCATAGTTAGTCCACGAACCTTCAGCACCACCAGAGGCGGCATCTGTTGGATCGCCAATAAATACAGCTAAATATGCTGTAGCGATTGAAGGGAATGCTACACCCCTTAATGTAGAATCGAGAATTTTTGTCTCGAGGTAATCGGAAAACTTAGACATTGCTAACTCCAAAAATTGATTGATATGCGTAGTATTAGTACAGCTTATACGCCAAAACAGTATATCATTATTATATAAGCTGTGCTTATAACTGCGAGTAAATGGGGGTGAGCCGTTTTGCTAAGTCGCCTAGATCACCGTTGACAAACGTTTCGATTGAACCAGCTGTTGGGCCCATCACTGACACTAATGCACTTCTTCCACTGTCCTCTGCATCAAACATAGATTTGATAATAGAAAGGGGTCCAAGGATGCCAGCGCGATCGACTAAATCAAAAACATAAGCCACTTCGTCCTCTTCCTTCTCGCGGGGCTCCTTGAAAGCGCTCTTGATCAGTTCGCGTGTCTGAAGTCCTAAAGCAGCCAATGGCATAAGTGCGGCGAATAAAATCATTGGAGGCATCATAGCACCGACCTTGTCACCTTCTTTGTAACGTGCCTTCATTTCTCTGACGACGCCACCCACTACGATTTGCCCGAATGAATAGAAGAAACTCTTCAGTTGCCATAGCAACATGTAATGCGGATCACTAGCCCAAACAGGACGTTGTGCAGCATTAGGCCGTATGATTGATTCATCTACAAAATTAAGTATAGCTTCTTGTACTGCTTCACCCTCCGGTGTTGAAATGTCAAGTGTGTCCGTTTCTTGGTTGTATGCTTTTGCTACAGTTTGGTGAGTGAGTCCTAGTTCTTTTAAGTAACGTATACTCCGCACATCGCCTGCTGCTGCTTTTCTGGAGTGGGTAACAATAAAGTCACGGCCCATATTAGCTGCAATAATCCGGGTCATCCTAGTCCACTGTTCGAGGCCAATAGCTTTGAAAAACTTATCCGACCATTTACGTGCGCCTGCCTCCATAAACTCTGAGTTGTTTGCTTGGTGTAAAGCTTCTTGAACCGCTTCGCGAGATGCAGCTCCTATCCGCTCAGCAAATTTGACCATATCTTCACGGGTTTGTTTACTCATGTAATTACGCCAGTTACTTAAAGCGCTTTTAAAACCGTCCATATCTTTGGCACGAACAATCGGGTTTGCAAGATCGGTGAATGATGCAATCACGGAAAACATTAACGTTGTAGCGAACTGTAATGCTGCAATATACGATTGATACTTGTTCCAAGTAGGATCTATTTCTGCCCCAAGTCTGCCCATATACCCAAGCACAATCTTCCGGGCTTGAGCCTGCTGTTTAGGGTTCATGCTGTTAATGAGTTTTTCAGCCTCGGCTTTTACTACATTATATTCCGCATGTTTTGTGGCTTGTTTCAAATAGGACTGAACAGCAATTAATGGATCTTGGTAGAACCCAAGGTCTTGCATTGCTTTCGTATCCATATTCTTCAGAGCACGTTGCAACCTAGAATTAAACTGAGGCCCAAAGATTTCTTGGTTAGGAGAATCGTCAACAAATGCGCCGTTGTTTTCTAACATAGTGCGCATGACTGTTTGTGATTGCCGCTTGTTCAAACCTGCTTTTTGTAATTCCGCCAAGAACGCATCAGGGTTTGCTTGCATTGCCGCAATGTTATACACGACAGGAAAATAATCTTTGATCTTGCCAATATTGGGCACACGCTTTGACAAATAGTCTTTATGAAAACGCTCAAAGAAATCTGCAAGCTGCCTGCGCATTTCTGGGTCAATGGAGTTTTCAATGGTTACGCCCGACTGCATTTCTGCAAGTACCTTACCAGATCGCTCTGTATCTTCACCTATGATCTCTGCAAACTGCGCGTTCCATTTATCCATAGCTTGGTTCGCTTTGTTTAGCATGTTGCCTAAACCTTTAGTTACAGACTGAGTGCGGTGATAAAACAGATTAGCGAACGCTGGACCTAGCTTACCTAGACGAACCCGTGCGTATTGGTCTGCTGACAAGATAATTTTCATCAGTCCATCGACAAAACCAGAGTCCCATATTTTACGCATAGCTTCAACGAGCTTAGTAACTAACGGCGTTCCTTCCAACTGCCCAAGGTTCTCAAAAATCTTACCTCCAGTTGTCGACCCACTTGTTGATCCCGCAGTAGACTCTTGTACATTAATGCTTTCCAACACGCTGTTCATATACTGTTCAAAGGTTTCATCTAGCGTGAAACGATCTTTAAGGGTTCGGGTCTGCGCTTTCTGGGCATCAGTTGCGCTGCGGAACATCTGCCGCACGAAAGACCTCGACTTGCGCCAAATCTGTTGCATCTTCAAACCTATACGTTTGAAATGCGATTCAGCAAACTTCCCTGGAGTTTTGGTTTGTTTGCCAGCCCACGCAGATACCTGATCCGCATACCACTCTTCAAAACCAGCATCGTCGTTCGTGTATTGCTTGTTGCTCTTCGTCTTTAGCTGTTCCTGATAAGCCTTTTTTAAACGCGCAAGGTTTTGTTTAGACAAGCTGTTTATAGACTCTTTAAACAATACGTGGCCAAGTTCATGCCCTAACACTGCGGCAACAAGCGCCTGCCGATAAGGGTTACCTATGTCTTTGGATAGCACGATGTAAGCATTGCCATCACGTTGTGCAACGAAACCTTTTAGTGTGCCGTCAATCGCATTTTTTACACTGGCTTCCCCAATGGGATCGCCATTTTGTTCATTGAATGCTTGGAGGTCATCCGCCCACATAATATGTATCTTAGTTTTGATACCAATAGCGGAGACAATTGCATTGGCGTAACGCGCGAACACGTCTGGGAAGGACCCGTAGAAAGACACCTTGCCTGATTCCTTTCGCGTTAAAGGCTTTGCTTTAGGTGTAGCTTTTGGCTTCTGCTCTTGCTTTGGCTGTGCTTTAGCTTTCGGCTTTGCTTTTGGCTTTGCTTTTGGCTTCTGCTCTTGCTTTGGCTGTGCTTTTGGCTTTGCTGCATCGCGTTTTGCTTTTGTCTCGGCCACTCGTTCTTGAGTCTCGACCTGTTTGTCTTTTTTGTCTTGTTCTATCCTTTCTAGTCGCTCTTGTGCATCGGCTGCTTTTTGAGCTTTGCGTTCAGCCCGTCCGTCTATTATATCTTGTTGCTTCTGGCTTGCTGGTTTGCCTTTTTTATTTATGACGCCGTACTCGATGCTCTCATCTTTTGGTGCTGTTATAGTTTTCCTATCGCGCGGTTTGCCAGCAGGGTAAGTAATCGCCTTACCATCTTCGTCAAGGATTCGGGCTTTCTGTTCTTCCTGCTCCTGCTGGATCGTCCCCATTACTGTAGTGTCAGTTTCTGTGTCGTCCCTGCTTTCTATTTCCGCTAGTTGTGCATCACGCTGAATTATTAGTTCATCTACTTCGTTTCGAGTTGCGCCAACAGATGGGTCGCGCCTAAGCTTTTCTATCTGCTCTTCTGTTTCGATGAGCCTTTGTTCCTTCGCGGTCAAACCGTCAAACGCCGACCCTTCTCTTGTGTCTTTTCTTTGGGCCCAAGCCCTTTTGAGGTCTCCCCAAGTATATTGGGTGCGAGTGGGAACCCCGTTTTTTGCCTTACCCCTAATAATAACGGTGTCGTCGGGCAGCGCATCAAGGTCCATTTTGAACCCTTTCTCCGTAAGCTCCTGAACCATGCGTAGCAAACCTGACATGATTAACTGCGGGTAGGTCATGTTTGCTGCGTTAGCTTTGTCTTTGTTATTGGCACGTTGGCCTGCAAACGCTAACTCCGTAGGGGCTAGCTTAAAGTCTTTTCCTTGTGGATCGGTGGCGGGAACAGTTCTATCAACACCTTCTTTTAGAACTCCAGCTCGCGCTTTCGTAATGCCTTCGTTCACAATTTCGGTCACGTCAAAATTACTTTCAACGACTTCTTCTACATAACCTTTCCCGTCTTTTTGTACTAACCGATACTGCCGTCCAGGGTTTTCTTCTTGCAGTTCTGCAAGCCTGTTCTTTAATCCGTTGCTCCCTATTTTGTAGCCTACAAGTACTTTTTTATTTTTGTGCCCGAGTAATCTTTCTTCAAAACCTTGGGTCGTTTCTGCTGTTGCAATGTCTTCGTCTTCGTAATTGTCTGCTGCGCGCTGCTCGGTGGCACCTGCTTCTGGTAGATCGCTTTCGTTAGGTGTGGCCTGATCAAGCTCTGATAACGGGTCTGCAGTTTTGCCTGCATTTAACTCCCTCATTACCAGTTCTTGGAAACGGTTTTGCCCCATCTCTTCGGCGCGTCTGTTTAGCTCTTGAATCGCTGCAGCAGCATGCTCTTGTGAGATCGGATCAGCTTCTAGTGTTTGGCCATCTTGTACGTCCTGAACAGCGTAAACTAACTCGTTCAGCGGGACTTGCGCCATGCCCTCTGGGGATAGGTCATCGAACTCAAAGTTCTTTACCGTTATTGTTTCTCTAGTTTTATCTAGTGCGTTTCTAGCTGTGGTTAATGCAGCGTTCACCGTGCCCGAAGCAACGCCCAATGCTTTACCAGCAACCAGACCAGAATATGCAGAATCTGCGATACGCATGACCGCACGTTCTTTGTCGTAGTTAGGGTCTTGTTGAAAACGTTGAGCAACAATTAAACTTTCTTGGCTGCCTTCCGCCAATGCTTCTGCAGCGCCTTGTTTTACAACTGTTCCACCAAACTCTTTTAGAGCTGAAGTTTTACCCGTGGACCTGCCAAGTTTGGCCAGTGATTTGACAAACAGTATTTCAGGAGCAACGTCTGCTGCAGCAAATGGTATACCCATTAATGCAGCTATGCCTGCAGCTTCTCCCCTGTCTTGCCCTGTCTCTAAAGATTCACCAAAAGATGCTGCCACACCTTGATAATAACCTGAAGACGCAGCGCCTAGTTTAGCGCCCGGTACAGCCGCTTTTTTAGCCCTTTTAAAACTGTTAACAGCCCCAAATTTCAAGGCTTGTTGTGCGACCTCTTTTTGCTGGTCAGTTGCTTTGCCTTTTGCATAGTCAACAAGCGCATCCCGAATCATGCGTTTGGCTTGGCCTTTGGCAACTAATCCACCAACGAAACCTGGGATTGCCCCCACGCCAGCAGTGCTTGCAGAGGCCGCTACTGAACCTGCGACAGCAAATGCAAAACTTTCGATGGCCGATGGGACCGCTTGCCCTAGTTTAAATGTAGTCATCTCAGCAAAATTACTAAAACCAGGGTCATCAATAAACTCTTCAAAACTGGTGTACTGGCCAGATAACCGCCCTACTTGCCCATCAATAACATCTGCTTTCTTCAGGCGATCTGCGCCTGCCTCAAGATCCCCAATTAGATAGTTGCCAGCAGACAGCGCCGTGTTCTTTGCGGATTGTAACCCTTTTCTGCCTGATTCAAAGCCAGCGTCCATAGGGGTGAGATTTTGAGGGGTGGTCACTAAGCCAGCTTCAAGATCAGCCATCAACAAAGATATGCTGTCAGTCAATCCTTTTGTATCTGAGGGCTTTACCCGTTCTAGCTGACGTTCTAGCTTGTAGATGTCATTATCTATATCGAAACTGCTCATGCGTCGACGTCCGCATCAGGTCCAGGAATGTTCTGGTGTAACTTCGCCGCTCTAGCCTGTAACTGCTTCATACGTGCTTTTAGTTCAGGGATTAATTGTTGTTCTGTTTCTTTAGCGTTTACCTTTTTTTCTAGACTTTTATATTCATTAATTACAGCGCGGATCTGGGCCTCTTCAACAGTCCCGAGGGTCTTTTTAAAATATTCTTGTTCGTCTCGTGAAAAATTACGAACGTTTGTATCTTCATCACCCTTTTCATTACCATTTCCATCGAGATAGACAATGTCGCCATTATCCTTTAAAGCATACTGGTAAAGGCCAACAGCTGCTTTTGCAGGGTTAATGTTCCCCCTCGTAAAGAAGTCAATCGGTGACCCATACCATGTCACACCTAATCTCTTGTTTAATACCTCGGCCATCTTAATACTTAAAAACCCTTTTTGATTTGTTGTTGCATCGTCCATGTTGACGGCGGTCATCAGATTTTGCACCGTTTGACCAGGGTTCTCTGCATACATCACGTCCATGTCGTTTAGATCAGCTAGCGCATCTCCACTATCGGTCTTCTTGTCTTTTGCTAAAACCGCAGCTGCTTTTATCGCGTCGGCTTCTGCTTTGGCTGCATCGCTCATCTGCTGTTTCAGCACTGTTACCTGAGCATCCACATTATTTTTTACTAAACCTAAAGTGTCGTCGGAAAAAACACCGAGATCAATAATACGGTTGAATGTTGCCTGATCAATAACCTTATTGGCTTTTAGTAAACTAAGTTGATACACATCTTTGCTTGTAAGTTTTTTCTTTGGTTTTATGCCACCGATTGTTTTACCTGCTTGGGTAATAGCTTTTTCTATGTCTTTGGGGTCATTACCAACATTTGCTGTAATGGCATCGTCTAACGCCGCCGATTTGGCTGGGTCAGTCACCATACTAACGGTAGCCACCTGATTCTTGACGGCGTTGTTAGTTGCTTTGCTAGCCATTGTATTTTGGTCAGTAGCTTGCCCAGTCGCCGTTCGGCTTGCGGCTAAACCTTGTATCTGATCTAACGCTGCTGTGTGCTGCGCAATTGCTATCTCTTGATCTTCTGTTAGAGGTTGTTTTTTACCCTTACTTCGAGCAGTCTTCTTTACCATCTTTTGTACAGAGTTATCTTTAATAGCGTCCTCATGAAACTTTGCGGCAGACTGAAGCATCGTGTCAGTAAAGTTGTCTAGTTCGGCAGGTGCATACTGCGACAGCTTTGCAGCGCCGCCTGTGTCTCTCAAAATCTTTCTTAAATAGTTGCCCTTTGCTGGTCCTTGCCTATTTTTACTCGGGTCTTGTTTAGGTATCTCAAAAGTAAGTCCGTCCACAGTACCAAATGCTGGAGGCATCTCTACTGGGTCTTGGGCAACGGTCATTTCTGGTACTTGTGGTGGCATAGATGTTTCTGGGTTTCCAGCAGCATCGTTGAGATCTTGGCGAGTTGGCAACTGCAGCGCTGAATCGTTTACAAGCTCCTCTGCTCTATCCTGTCCCGAACTACCTTGGTCTTGAAGTGCCTTACGACCAAAGCCTCCTAACATTCCCGATGCATGTTCCATCCTTGAAACCATCTTTTGGGTCATTATATTCCAAGCGTTTGCGTCCATAAGCATCGGGTTATCCGACGGATTTGATGACGCCTTTTCCGAAACAAACGTCCTTCCTTCATTGCCATCCAATTCTATTACTGCCTGAGAAGAAGAGACGGGAACAAGACCTTTAAAGGTTTGGCCTGTCTTATTAGGGTCAATTAAGCCTTTATTCATTGGCATATTCATAAAGTCCGTCAACTGTGCCGCCAAGCCGGGGTCGCTCATAATCTCTTCTTGCGACTTAAAACCAAATGTTTCTGGGTCTATCAACCCTGAGTTCCTAAACTGATGATGGCCTTGTGCCAAAAGACTTTGGTTGTTTTTAAAAAGCTGCGCATCCGCCGAGGCTTTCCAACCAGGCATTTGTGCGCCAAGCTGCTTAGCCTTTAGGGCGTAGTTAGCCTCAAACTGCTGGTTGGCTATTTCTTGATCTTTTCTGCGCTGAAGTATGCCTAAAATGGGGCTAATGGCTGACATTGTTGTTCCCTATACCTAAAAATATTTATAACCGATAACTGCTCCAAGCGCTTGCATGTTCATTGCATGGGATGCTGCGCGATCTCGCTGATACTGCGCTTCTCTTCCAGATTCCATACCTGCGGCTGAACTTAGTCCACCCAATGCAACGCTTAACTGCTCTTTACCCATGCTTGTAAGCCCGGATTTTAAACCTAAGTTGCGATCACGTTGGTCTAGCACAGAGTTATTAACTGCACCTGTATAACTAGCTGCATTACCAAGGGAACTCATGCGCTGTTGTGATGCTTGTTGTGCGCCTGTCATGCTTGCTCCGTAACGGCTCAACGCACGTTGCTGCATGCCACTAGAAACTTGCTGTCCAAGAACCTGGGAAGATTTTGCACTATCAATCATTGCCCTACTATCTGTGTCTCCCAACAGTTCTTCTTCCATACCGCCATAGGTATCTAGGTAATTCTTGAGTTCGTCCCGTGAAATCTTTGCAAGAGTATCGCCAGCTATTGACCCAGAAGACTCACTACTTGCTGCTGCGCGTTCTTCGGCACTTAACCCGTTATCATCTGCGCTGCCTCGGTCAACGTATGCATCTCCGTCTGCAAAACCAGTAGATGGGGGTCCAGTATTAGGGCCCTTGGTTTCATCACTTGTTAACTCTTTAACTATTTTACCTAGTATCATCGTTACACCTGCCCTAATGTTTGCAAAAACGCGTCACGCTCAGGTGTTTTGATCGGGTTTTTCATTGTGTAGTAACCTGCACCTAGACCAGCAGCAAGTGCCATGTTGGTGTTCTGCATGCTGCTAGCTGCTTGGGATTTAGCTACATTTTCTTGGTTCTGAGCACGGGCTGCTTGGGATAAACCTTGCATCGCGATGCTTCGTCCACCCTGCCCAACACGCAGCGCGCCTAATTGCGCTTGGTCTCGAACAGTCGTTGCTTTTTGATTTGCCGAAGCTAGTGCGCCACCAAGTGCATTACTTTGAAGCACACCTTGTTGGGCTTTAGCCATCATAGAACGACCGCTGCCAAACCCACCACTGCCGCCGGAAGAACCCAAACCGGCACCCTGACTCGCAGAAAATGCCTGTGCCGTATCAGCGTTTGCTCTGCCGCCAAGGACGCCAGAAACATCACGCCCAGACTCCTTAACAAACCCCGCTTCAATGGGTTTATACAATCTGTTATTGCGGTCTGTAATTGTGTTGGCGTTTTCAACCAATGCTTTTTCATGTTCGCCTGCTTGTGCTTTTTTTGCTGAACTACCCATTTCTATTCACCTGAAAGTGGTATGTTACGTACGCTGGCTCAAAGCCGAGCTCTTTAATACGCTTGCCCCAACCTAACCGGGCTGAATTAAATTCGATACGATCGACGCCTAATGTGTTTGCCAAATCGTGACCTGCAGCAATAGCCTCTGCAAATACATCTAGCCCTGGAGTTAACCATAAGTGGTCAATTACTAAAGTAGGTACTTCTTCGTACCCAGAATCATACTGGCTCAAAATCGCAAAACCCAACCTATCCATACCTTCTTCAATCCAATAAAGATGCATTTTTCCCTGCATAAGGTGATGGTAGATGTCAGCGGTAACAAACTTCGCTTGCACCTTACGGATAATCTCCGTCATGCCATTCTCAAAATATAAATAGTCAGACCTAATCTCGGCCTTAGTCGCTGGTACTAATTCGAGCATTAAATACCACCGTACTTTACGGTTCTGCGCGTTGATCCAGATCGCCCATCTGCTTTGTCTTTTGCATCCCGTATGTGAGCCTCAAATTCTGCTTCGTGTTTAGCTGCTCGTTGTGGATTCGCCCATGGCATGTCGTGTGCATTGAGCAAATTTGCCAAGGCGCCTGCCATAATTCCATCGACATAATCTTCGACAAAATCGTCTTCTATGCTCGTTGCTTTTAAGCTTGGTTTTAGAGACGCATGGACTATAATGTCCTCACCAGAAAGCGCTGGGGCAGGCACTAAAAAAAGCGTTTTATTAGTAGGGCGTATATAACTTGTTGGCGTACTTTTCTGAGTGCGCCACTCAGGATTTGCGTGAGTCGCGCCTTGTTCAGTGTCAGGGGTTATTTCTTTTTTCCCAACAGTGACCGAAATAATGTCCACAATATTCGTGTTGCGAGGTAGGTCAATATCGTACTCATATTCCCCCTCGTCAGTTGTAAAGGAATCTAACGGCAAACGAAATGCGCCACTTCGTCTGCAGAAACTTAACGTTGCATCTTTTATAGCTTTCTCAACTACAAAGTCAGGGCAACCTGCGATGTTATAAGGGAGAAGCTCGACCATGTTTTTGTAATACATAATAGGTTAACCCTGTGTTGGCACTGTGCGCGTATTTGGACTTGTTACACTATCTAGCTGTATTTTTATGCCAAGAGACATTTGCATTGCTTTATAGTGTTGGGCGCTGCGTGCGCCATTACCTGCGTTATCGGCTTCTTTAGCGTAAGCGCGGTACAAAATGTAATCCAACAAGTTGTTTGCATGTATGTCAGGAATGGTTATGTTTCCATTGGCTGCAACCACTGTTGGTTGTACAGAAAAAACAACCTCAATATACCCAGCGCCAGTGTTAGGCGGATATACATAAAAAGTCCTGGGGTCTAGCTCATCAAACGTGTAATGGTCAGCAAGCACTGTCGCTACTGCGGTGTGCCATAGTGGCTTGCGCGTATCTAAGACGTCGCGACTAATAACTCGAACTACTTTGCCACCCACCCCCGCACTGGTTAAATTTCGTACAATGCGCAAAACCTGCAGACCCGTAGCTGGAATATTTTGCTTTGTTCCAGCGACTAAAGTCACAGACTGGTTAGTTGCACTAACAGAAGGCTTGAGCAAACAGACTTCACGCTGCCCGTCGTTTAACCACGAAAGCAACTCAGTTGTTGTCCAACGGGTGCCTGCTAAATCCTGCAAAACCGTCTGGGCTTTACCGATGATGTCGTTCGATGAAATGGCCATTACGCCTCGCTAAGTTCAGCCCACGCTACATCGCGCTGCTCAGGAGTGATGTCGTAACCTAGAACTTTTTCTAAGCTGCGAACTTTAGGTTCACCCGTATTTTTTGAGAAGGCTTTAGTGTCGCCTAGCTCTACCAACTGCTCGATGGCAGTCACAATCTCCATAATGCGATCTTCATCTGAGACCGTATTTACTTCGACCTTTTCAGCAGCAGGTTTTTGCGCTGGTTTTTTCTCGCCTACAGGATATGCTCCCATAGCAATACATTCGTCCACCAAA